GTATTACCCGTGCCAAATAAAATTTGAGCGCTGGTTTTTAGAGATGATCCGATTACAATACCAGAAAATATCCAATTTCCCCCAGCACTGGGCGCGGCAGTGGAGAATGTAATTCCACTCCATAGGGAAAGTGTCCCGGTGCTTGAAATCTTTGCAAAACTCGTCCCATTAACCTGCAGATCCAGCAGGTTCCCCGCAAACCCACTCGCTGCATTAATGCCCAAGCCCGTGCCGCTGGTGCTCCACGCCGTGCTCGTGGTGCCCGTGGGCTCGATCAGCACCTGAGGCTTGGTGGTGGTGCTGGTGCCACCTGTAAACCAGGTGCCGGTGAAAGCCTTAGCCGGGCTCGATGCAGTGGCGTTGTAGCTGTTGATAAAACTGCCAGAGCTGGTCAGGATGCTGCCGTCATAAGTGAGAGTGCTAGCCCCTGCATTTGCGCCGCTTGCGTTATACAGCAGTTGCCCACTAGAGCCTGCAACTAACCCGACGGTGCCAGTGGCATCAGGAAACGAAATCGTCCTGTTTGCCGTAGGTGTGACGAGCTGCAGGGTGGTGGTGTTGGCACCGCCGTCGTTTAGCTCAACGTCACCGCCAGTTGTCAGCTTGTTGCTGGTCTTGTTGAACACCAGGCCGCTGTCACCCGCCAGCTTGCCGCCGTCGTTGAACTGAACCTGTGTATCAGATCCACCAGCGGCAGTAGTATCTACCTCGTCAAGATTGCCAGTGAACGGGTTGAAACGAAACGGCATGGCTCAGCTCTTGGTGACGGAATCGAGCCGACTGCCGGTGTACGACAGCGTGAGTGTTGCAACGGTGGTGCCACCAGACCCCCCATCCTTATAAACAACACCGGTCAGATTTTCCCCGGTATAGCTCAAGGCAATAAAATCATGTGCAGGAATTTCCAGCCCTTGAATTGTAGGAACAGGATTTCCGGTATCATTCTTGATTTCAATACCAGCCGCATCAAGCTCAAGAGTAGCCCCTTCAATATCAACCTTTACTGCCCCAGTATCAGTAACGCTAACCGGCTTATCCGCCCCATCCGGCCCACGCCCTAGTAAGAAAGCTCCCGCAGACATTGACCGTCTAGCTGCTACAAAGTCAATCTAGCCACTGAGCACGGACAAAAGAAAAGCCCCTCCGAAGAGGGGCGTTGCTTGCCAAGCTGATCTATCAGGACTTCGACAGGTCGAAGGTCGGTGCGCCAGACGGGCGGAAGTTAATGCTCACAGACTGAGCATCGTCAGGGTTGACGTTGATACTTGCAGAAGTCAGCACAATTGCAGACTCGATGTAGCGGCTAAGAGTGTCGCTAACAGCACCACCAGAGAAAACCTGGTCGATGTAAAGCTTCACACCAGCACCAAGCTGCTTGCGCTGAATCACGTCCTGGATCATACGGTTAGCCATCGAGGAATCATCCTCAGTGGTATAAACCGTGCAGGTACCAGTACCGTCAGCAAAGCCAGTCACGAACTTGCGGAACGGCGCATACTGACCAGTGCCCTGGCCAATAGTCGTAACATCAATTTCGTTCCTGGTGATCTCAAAACTCCAGTCGCGAACCTGCCCGAGCAGCTCAGCCTCCTTGTACTTCAGACTTGCTTTTTGACCGTTAAAGCCAGAAGGCTGAGCGGTTGCAGTAGCAGCACTACCACCAGCGGTTGCAGAAATCGTCATCACGCCCGTGTCGGCGACATAGGTTTTGACGAAGTAATTACCAGCGGTAATGGCACCCGTCGTGGTAGCCCCAACAGGATAGGCGAGAGTCACGGGATCTCCGACACGGAAACCCTGATAGACTCCAACTTGGATGTTGGAACCAGTGGCTGGAAAATCAGAAGCAAGAAGGCAGACTTCGGTACCTGCAGGCTTGTAGTAGAACGCGCCCGAAGTCCCGGTCAGGACAGTAGTTTCGCAAGACATTGCTTTTAAAGCGAGAACGAGAATGCGGGCACAGCCCGTCTAGTGTTAGATTAGACAGACGTGGTTACGCAGAGCAGGGTAAAACAGCTTGCCATCCAGCAGAAATCTTGCCCATAAAATGAGGCGCTTGGTTTGAAAGTGAACTCTCAATAGATTCAACAGTTTCCCCGTAAAAAGAAGGCCCAGAAATCGCCCCAATTCTTACAAAAACCGCCCCAGATTCGCGCTTGGAATTAGCAAGTGATTTGATCACATTGACAGCAATAGAAACAAGCTCTTGACACCTAGCAGGCCCGCCCCCTTTTGCAGCAAAGCACCTGATCACCAAAGAACCCCTAGGCGAGTCAAGAATCCCCGAAATAGCCTCTTGATTCATTTCCCCAAACATTAAGTTCACGCGAATGTATTCCTTCGGGGGATCAGGTGGAACGGCTGTTACGTTGTCAAAGTAAACAGGGATAGACGGTGTTTGAGAGTTGAAAGTCGTGAGGATTGGGGCTTCGATTGCTGCTCTGATTTTTTGATAATCTGTCATCACCCAAATCCCTTGCCACGAGTTGAACTAAATGCTTTACTTACTCCGAGGTTCAAATCTTTCTGAAGCCCACCCCCTTGAACATAGTTTTCGTACCAATCAAGAGGAGCGGTGCGCCTTGCAATGCTTTCACCAGAGCCGATTGCACCACGACGACTTGTCTCAGGCGCCCTCGGCCTACGTCCAAACTCAACACGACTTAGATCAATAGGTTCAGATTGCGCTTTAAATATCCCCTCATCCATATCCATAGCTAAACCCGCATGAGCCGCCCCATTGACAATCTGAAAGTAAGTTTTACTAGCTGCAGAAAAGCGTCTTTTTGGCACGTTCCTCAAATCATACTTGTAAACCTTGCCTTCACTCCTCGGGCCGCCAGGAGTCCCTCCCTCTGGCACTGCATACCAAGCAGACGAAAAGCTGCCAGACCAGACAGGGCCTCGCTCGGCAAGGCTGTTCATAATGCGAACGCTTGCTTCTCTCGCCGCCTGAACAACAACCTCTTCAATCTCTTCAACAAGAAATCTGATCTGATTACGCGCCATCAGCTCAATCTCGCAACAACTACATGCAGTATAGGGCTGTCACCTCTATAGGACATCATGCCAATAATTTTTGCAGTTCTCTGAACCCCATTCTGCAAATATCTAATTGAATCAGTGGTCTGCGGATAATATTCTCCAAGCGATGTAGCTGCGATTAAAATCTTAACATCAGTCATTTGATATAGCCCTTGCACTTCTTCGGGCCTGAGCTGCGTTGGAACTATTTTCACAGGAACCTCCTGTGCATACCCTAAAACAGTGCCCGTCTGAGGATCATACTGTTGATTTTGAGAAGCCTTAATATATGTAGCAGAAATCCCCCACTGCGAAATCAGCGGCCCCGGAATTCCCCCAAATACCTGATCAACAAGAGACATGATTGATCACAGTGGATTGCTATACCATCCCCCATAAGTGGGGAAAACGGCACCATTCGCAAATCTGATTCGACGCCCATAAGCCGCCCCAGAGTAAAAAGGCGTGATACGAGCTGAGCTTGTCCTGGAAACATAAGGCTGATTAAAACTACTATCAACAATATACTTCGACAAAATATCCATCACAAAAGGTGGAATGTATTCAAAGCCCGACTGCCCTTCATCTTCATCCTTGAATTTAACTCTTAAAGCGCCCGAACCAAGCTCAACTTCTTCATACTGATTATTTTGCTGTAATTGAACACCCCCATCATTCCCACTCGGAATCCCCGTATATCCCCCACTCGTCGTCAAAAAAGCAGCCATGTAGGCTACTGCATACTCAAGATCAAGAGGCAGCTCATCAGATGGCAGCCTTCGCCCATCAATCTTGATATTCCTTGGCCAAGCAAGAGACTGCTCGGCTGTTGCAACAAACCCCTTCCATCGAAGAGGATTGATTGTCATTGTTGCAGCAACAAGAGTTTTTTCTTTTTGCGTATCTGTAAATGCAAGCCAAGAAACAACCCCAGGGCTGTCTGGTAATTCAGTCAAAAGAGATGTGGCCCTCGCAACGCTAATGAAGGAGTTTGCGTTGTCGGCTCCCAGCGTTGAAACGAAGGCCATTTTCCATCAATACAACCCCGAACAACTCACTTTTGAGTAGTGGCTTTCGGCTTTGACTTCACTGTAGCCGCCCCAGAAGAAGTCGGAATTTTTTCAAGTTCATCTTTCTTGGCTTCAACAGGAGCAGGCATTGGATATGCTTCCTCAGTTAAAGCAGCTTCTTCTACAACAGCAGCTTGCTGCTGAATCATCGCTTCTTGAGCTTCACGAGCAAGTCGAAAACTAGTAATAGACATGGTTTAATTGCCATAGAAAAACCCCACTAGCATACTAGATGCCAGCGGGGTAGAGATTGCGACTAAAGAAAAATCAGAACAAAATCACACAAAAGCGCGAAGCTGAGTCACGCGAATGTTGCGATTGTCAGTAAACACCTTGTCCCAATTGGTGCCAGTGGCCAGCTCGGCATTAGTAGGCGAGTTACCAGCTGCGTTACCAGTCCAAGAAATACCGTTGGGGTGGATCATGTAGTGAGTGCGATTGATCAGATAATCAATCCCCTTCAGCGAATCACGATCAGTTTCAACGGGAGTCTTGGCAGGAGCAGTTGCATAAGCAAAGGCGCCAGGGCCAAAGAAGTAGGTGTGATGCACATCGGTGCTACCAGTACCAGCGCCCACATCCACGGGCAGGGTGTCATCCACGAAGACGGGACGACCCAGATAGGTGCCCAGCTCAAGGCGTTGAGCCGAAAGGCGGGTATCG